CGACCAGGCCGTGAACGAGGCCGAGCACACCCGCTACATGGTGTGCTCTGGTTACTGGCCGCCCGAGGTCAGCGAAGCCAAGGTGGACTGCTCTGACTTTGTGCCTGACGTCGAGTATGCCCAGGAGGTCCGCTGATGGGCGCCCTGGGAGAGATGATGCGCCAAGCGCTCCGGCAGTCAGCTATCGAGGCTGGCGAGCTGGAGCCCGACATCCCCGCCAACGCCTCAACGGTTGACAGGATCATGGAGCGCCAGGCCCCGGGCTGGTGTCGGATGAGCCGGTCCGAGCGCGAGGCGTACTGGCACCGCCACTATGGCTGGGAGCACCACGTTCAGCTTAAGCATCGTTTGTCGCCCGACGGTGTACCAATTGATTGTGTCTTGAAAGACCCGCAAAGCCTGTCACCGGGTCGTGATGGTGACGCCCATGCCTGACCAGCGTCCCGTGTACCTGCCTATGCGCAGCACCAGCCGCCTGAGCCGTCTGCAGGCAGAGCTTGTCCTCCGGGCTCTCCGTTCTGTCGAGGACCGGAAGCTTTTTGAGGGCCAGGAGTTAAAAACCTATCGACGAGGCTTCGCGAAGCTAGCGAAGGCGTGGGTCAAGGCCGTGTTAGCCGAGGAGATGAGGATGGACATAACGAGGAAACCAACAGCCTCCATGAACCGCAAACCGCACGGCGTCATGCCTTCACATTGGCGCAAGACGCTTAGGGACTTCGCGCCCCTCGGTTCTGCCAGGGAGTGGTCGGTAGCCATGGGCATCCACTATTCGACCTTTATTCGCACGTTCAAGGTGCGGGAGCACAGCTTCACCGCCCCGATCCGCAGCCCTGAGGGTAGGAACTTTGATCTGTATGAGGAGCGGATCTTAGAAATGCGGCGCCTGCTTGGCATTCAGAACGACAAGGTCGAGGCGCCCTTCGCTGAGCCCGACCACACGCTTAGCGATGATGAGAAGGCGGGGCTGCCGCATCCGCATCCGCATCCGCAGCCCCGGCCCCGAATCGACCACGCTCCCTTCGGGCGGGCTCACCCCGAACTGGCCTTCAGCCTCAAAGCTGTACGCGAGCACTGGGGCAGCCGACAGATGCGCACCATCGCCTTTAACACCTACCAGTTAGACGATGAGGCGATGGAGGTGATCCACCCCCTCACCTGGGCCCGTTAGTCCTCGCGCTCCGGCTGCCTCAAAGGCACAGAGGCTAGCCGGGGCGTGTCATCCATCACAGCCCGCAAGGCACGGCGAGCGCGAGAGAGGAGGGCGGGGTCGTTGCTGATAATGGACAACGTCAGCGCCACGTCTCCGTCCTCGTCCATGTCGGTCTCAAGGTAGTCAATCTGCAGACCCATCAGCTTCCTCCGCGTGGGCGTGGATGTTCTTCACCCACCACCAGAACTCGTTCTCGCTTAGCGTGTGGCGCATGGTGTTCACCCGGTCGCAGACCAAGCGCACGTTGTCTCGGGTGTAAGGCCCCGTGGGGTGTATCCGATCCATGGAGGCGTTGAAGTCTTTGCGCCCCTCACCGTCCTTGTGATGGGTCATGTAAACGCCTGAGAGAGCGCACCGCCCGCCCTGGTCCTCCCATATCTGATACAGGTGATCGGGCTCAAGGTGGAACTCCGCCCTGCCCGTGCGCTTGCAGTGGCTCTTAGACGCCTGACAGATCCACTTGAGGTAGTTCTTGAGGCCAGTCCGCCCACGCATGCGCAGGCGGTTGCGGCAGTCCTTGCATGACGCCTCGTGTCCCCCCGTGGAGTAATAGCCGAAGGCGTCGAGAGGCTTCTCAACGCCGCAGCTCTTGCAAATTTTGGAGTCCACGTTCATCCCCCGATTTTACCGTGGAACTGAGCTTTTTCGCGTTAAAAGGGCACGTCTGACAGGTCGTCGTCCCACCCCGCCGGGTCCATTGGGTCGAGCACGGCAAGCTCGGGCCAGTCGATGACGACGTTCTGCGCCTGGGCGAAGATTTGCCTTGCGCTCTGGAGGCTTGCGAGGGTCACAACCCTCACCTGCGTACCGGCGAGGCGGCGGTGTGCTTCCTTGCTGACAAGCCCCTCATAGGCTCTGAGCTTCTTCCAGAACACTGACTCGCGAGCCGGGTTGTCGAAGCGCCCGTTGGCGGAGCTGCGGTAGATCTGGAACAGCTGCGACTTCGCCACCTCGTCGCCCCACTCAAGCTTGTCGCCGGCCACCCGGTGCTCGCGCAGCTCGCCGTTCTGCAGGCAGGACAGGAGCCAGGCGTCGATGCTGTCGAGGCTCTCTAGCTGCTGATCGGTCAGCGCCTGGGTGCGAGGCGCTGCCCGCACGTTGACCTTGGTCAGGTCGAAGGCCCGAAGGTAGTGGAGGAGGGCGCTTGCGCCGCCCTGGCGATACCAGCGGTCGAGCTGCCCGAAGTAGGTGCTGTCCTGCTGGCGGCAGGTGCTCACGTCGAAGACTGCAAAGCGTCGCTCGTCCAGGCTCGCCGGCACCACCCAGTCCTCGTTCGAGGTGAACAGCACGCGAGTGAAGTTAGGCGCGCTATAGGCGTCCACGCCTTTGCGCTCGATGGTGATCTCCGGGTTGGTGATCAGGTCCTTGAGCGCGCCCTCACTGCTCTTTGCGCCTGCCCAGAAGGCCTCGTCTGCTTGGAGCAGGAGCGTGTCCTCAAGGTGCTTGTTGAAGTTTCCGGTGACGTGCTCGGCCCTGGCCACGATCTTGTGGTGCGGCTTACACAGCCCGCCGAGAAGCTCGCCAAACTTGGTCTTGCCCGTGCCCTTGCGGCCGCGCAGCACCATGGCCACGCCAAGCTTAGAGGTCGGCTCCTGAACCATCTGCGCGCACCAGGCGACAATGTAGTTCGCGTTAGCCTCGTCCCCGCAGGCGATGACCTGGGTGATGAAATCCAGCCAGGGGGAAACGTCACCCTCTCTAGCCTCAAAGGTCCAGCCGCGCCAAAGGTTGTAACGCCCGATCACTTCGCTGTCTGGGGCGAAGGTCAGGCCCGCGGCGTAGGTCCGGCGGTCGGGGTCCTCAAGCCACTTGTCCACGAGGTTCACGCGCTTAGGCTTTTCGCCGCTCATGTCGAGCACCTGGCAGTTCGCGTGCTCCTTCTTCAAATCCTCAAGGCGGTAAAGCACAAGGTGATGGCTCGGGAGGTCTTCGCGCACCACCCGCGCCGTGCCTTCTACCTGCACAAAGGCCCAGTGGCGCAGCATGGAGGGAAGGCGCTCCTCGGTGACGGCCTGCGACTCTGCCACCGCCGTCACTTTCTTAAGGTATCCGCCTGTGACCGGCACTTTGCCGGCACCGCCGAAGGTGCCCCAGCGCCTAGCGCACTCGCCCTCGCGGTATTTGCTGCCCTGGCTGCTCCACTCGTCCCACAGCTCCAGACCCTCGTCGCTGCCATCGGTCTCGTGGTGGATCGCCATGCCGACCTTGATCCACTCATCGTGGTGGTCGTCCGGGTCTAGCGCCTCGACCATCTCCCGAAGCTCTTCAAAGCTAACCTCCAACTTGGGGCGGAGGTCTGAGATGTCGTCCGGGTCTGCGGGGCCCTGCGTTGAAGCGCCACCGCGCACCAGTTCCCAGCCCTTGTCCTTCGCCAGCTTCTCAAAGTAGGCGACGAAGGCCTCGGCCTGGTCCCGGGTCATGACCGGCAGCTCGTTCCTAGGCGTGTCTGCCAGCTGGGCCAGGGGCCAGCTGTACTCACGCTTGGTCCCGGGGTGTATACCGTAGGCCACAAACTGCTGCCCCGTGGCTAGAATCTCGACCGCGTTCCGGTTTCCCTGAGGGTCCTCAAACTCCGCGCTTCGTATTTTGGTAAGGGGGCTTTCGACGGCCACCACCATGATGCACTTAGGCTTCTGCCCGACGCGGATAGGGCCCGAACCAACATTGGCTTTGAGCCAGTCAAGCAGCATGTGGTTCAAGCTGCCCGTGTAGCAGTCGATGTCGATGGCAACGACGTTGCGGCACAGCACGCCGATGCCGCCGTCCCGATGGCCGTTGCCAGCCCACTTGTCCACGTCCTCGTGGGTCGCCCTGATGTTTTGCCAGCCGGGTAGGGACGGCGCCTTAGCCCCTGGCTTGATCGGCACAATCTCATAGCCGCCATCGACCAGCTTGTGCCCATAGGTTTTTAGAAACATGCCTCTCTCCCAGGCTCTCTTTACGCTTTAGCTTCTGTCGCTTTCTTCTCGCAGTAGCGCTCTGCCAGCTCCAGCACCTCTAAAAAAGATGCGAGCACCCAGCACACCGCCTCAAAGCTCAACTCCAGGCTGCGCCACAGAACAAATTTGGTGTTCATCGAACGAACTCCTCTAGGTCCTCGACTACCTCAGGGCAAAGCTCACGCCAGTTGATTTTCCCCCCGCTTAAAACCTCCATCTGGCATGCCCGCAAAGCCGGGACGCGGCCCTCGGTGCGCCACTTGTGGAGCGCCTGCCTGCTGACGTCGAGGGCCCCTGCCAGGCGGTTATCGCTGGTAAGGCCCGTGACTTCTCGCACAAGGTCTAGGGCCTCGTTCACAGACAAACGTGTTTTGGACATCAACCTACTCCGCAAAGAAAATCAACATTTGTTGTTGACATCATGCCTCACGTCATTAGGATTCACAACATTCAGGTGCTTTTGGGGCTTGGGATGACTGCACACGCGAAGCTTGGGGCCTCAAAGGCTCACCGCTGGATCACCTGTCCTGGTTCTATCGCCGCTGAGGCCACCCTGCCCGACACGTCCTCTGCGGCAGCGGAGGAAGGCACGGCGGCTCACGCCCTCGCGGAGCTTTGCCTCCGCAATGGCTGGGCCCCTGAAAAGTTTTTGGGGAAGGACGTTGAAGGCACGGTTGTTGACGAGGAGATGGCTAGCGCAATCGCCGTCTATGTGGACTACGTCAACAGCCTTCGCGGGGACAAGCTTATCGAAGAGCGCGTCTCTTTTAGCGCCTACGCCCCCGGCGGCTTTGGGACGGCCGACGCTCTGGTTTTCCACGAGGGGATGCTGGAAGTCGTCGACCTTAAGTATGGCAAGGGTGTTCGGGTTGGCGCTGAGCAGAACGCTCAGCTGATGCTGTACGCCGTCGGCGCGTTCACAGAGCACGGGTTTGACTTCCAAGTCGATACGGTGCGCATGACTATCGTGCAACCGCGCCTTGACCACATCGACAGCTTTGAGATGCGCGTCAAGGACCTTCTGCACTGGGCCAACAAAGTTGTGCGACCAGCGGCAAAGCTTGCCCTCTCGGACAACGCCCCCTTCAAGCCCAGCGAAGACGCCTGCCGCTTCTGCAAAGCGAAAGCGCAGTGCAAAGCCCTGGCAGAACACAACCTAAGCCTGGCGCAGCTGTCCTTCGACGACCTTGGCTCTGAGCCCCTTGAGTTGCCCGAGCCTCACCTGCTCAACGCTGCTCAAGTGAGCGACCTTCTGCCGCACCTCGATGGCCTTGTGAACTGGGCCTCAGCGATCAAAGAACACGCCATGTCTGTGCTGTCTGCCGGAGGAATTGTTCCTGGCTTCAAGCTTGTCCCAGGCCGAGCGCTCCGCCGCTGGGGAGACGAGCAGGAGGCAGAGGAAAGACTTGGCGACCTTCTTGGTGACGAGGCCTTCGTTACCAAACTCGTCTCGCCCAGCCAGGCAGAAAAACTGCTTGGCCGGAAGAGAGCCGGTGAGATCAGCGATCTCATCACCAAGCCCCAGGGCAAGCCGCAGCTTGCGCCTGAGGCGGACCCGCGACCCGCCATCGGCGCGTCTGCATTTGATGATCTCAATGAGGACTAAAGCGTGAGCAAAACCATTACCTTGAAAAATGTACGTTTGTCTTTCCCGACGATCTGGACGCCCAAGGCTTTCAACGAAGGGCAAGCTGCAAAGTTCTCCTGCAACTTTCTTCTTGATAAGGAAACGCAGGAAGACCAGATCAAAGCGCTGCAAGCAGCGATAAAAGAGGCTGCCCTTGGAGCCTTTAACGGCAAGGTTCCGCCCGGCCTGAAAGTCTGCATCGGAGACGGTGAGGAAAAAGCCTACGAAGGCTATGACGGCAGCGTGTTTGTTGCCTGCAGCACGAGGCAGCGGCCTGTGATTGTGGATCGTGATCGGACCCCTCTGGCCGAGGAAGATGGCCGTCCGCAGGCAGGTGATTTTGTGAACGCGGCGATCTCGCTGTGGGTCCAGAACAACCAGTGGGGCAAGCGCGTGAACGCAAACCTAAACGCTATCCAGTTTGTGCGTGAGGGTGAGCGGTTTGGGTCTGGCGCTGTGCGCGCCGACAGTGTGTTTGACGACATTTCATCAGAACAGGAGGAAGACGCTCTCGCCGAGTCGGATTTCCTGAGCTAATGGCTGTCGTCAGCATCGACTTCGAGACTTTCTCGGAGTGCGACATTCGGTCGGCGGGTGCATACGCCTATGCGGATCACCCGACCACCGAAGTTCTCTGCCTGGCCTGGGCTCTCGATGACAACCAACCCCAGCTTTGGTTGCCATCGGACCTAGCGCCGGCAGAGCTTTTTAAGCTTATAGAGGAGGGGGCGGAGGTCTGGGCCTGGAACTCCTTCTTTGAGATGTGCGTGTGGAACCTTGTGCTGCAATGGCCAGAGGTTCCTTTTAGCCAGTGGCGTGACACCGCAGCTCTTGCCGCTGCGCAGGCCTACCCAAGAGCGTTGGGTAAGTGCGGTGACTTCATGGGCCTTAAGGGAGATGCGGCAAAGGACAAGCGCGGCAAGCTGCTGATTCAGCGCCTCTGCAAACCCTATCGCGGTAAGCGCCAACAGGACGCCCTGCTGCTGCAGGAGCTGTACGACTACTGCCTGCAGGACGTTGTTGCCGAGCGCGAGATCCGCAAACGTCTGCGAGCCCTGCGGCCGTCAGAGCAAAAGCTTTGGGAGCTTGACCAGCTTATTAACTGGCGAGGGGTCCGGCTCGACCGCGAGTCTATCGGCCACGCCCTCGCCTTGATCGCGCTTGTGGAGCGAGACCTCAACGCAAAGGTCCGCAAGATTACGGGGCACGCCCTGACCTCAACGGCAAGCCGCGCAAAGGTCATGGACTGGGCCGCCTCTCGCGGCTACGCCCTGGAGTCCTATGACAAGCAGGCTGTGGCAGCAGCTGTGCAAGACCCCGAGTGCCCAGAGGAAGTGAGGCAGGTGCTGCAGATCCGTCAGGCTCTGGGCAAAGCCTCAACTAAGAAGTATGAGGCCATGCAGTCTGTGCTCGGCCAGGATGGCAGGGCGCACGGTGTGCTCGTGTTTCACGGGGCGGCGACGGGCCGCTGGGCGGGCCGCCACTTCCAACCGCAAAACCTCCCACGCGGAACGGTAGAGGTTGAGCCGGTCATTGCAGCCTTGCCGTTGCGCGACCCCACGGCTATCCCCGGAGAGCCGATGGAAGCGATGGCGTCTTGCCTCCGCGGCATGCTCATCGCCAGCCCTGGCAACCGGCTGATCGTTTGCGACTTCTCAAGCATCGAGGCGCGCACCCTTGCCTGGATGGCAGGGCACCAGAGTGTGCTCGACGCATTCCGCCAGGGGCTAGACATCTACAAGGTCACCGCCTCGGAGATGTACGGCACCCCTTACGACAAGGTGGATAAGGACCAGCGTTTTCTCGGCAAGGTCGCCACCTTGGCCCTGGGCTATCAAGGCGGGGTCATGGCCTTCTCAAAAATGGCGCAGGCCTATGGCACCGAAGTTGATGAAGAGACCGCCCTCAAGGTCCGAGACGATTGGCGCGCAGCGAACAAGCCGATTGTTTCGCTGTGGACCGAAACTCAGCGCGCCGCCGAGCGCGCTTTGCGAGACGGGCATACAGCTGCAACGCGCTGCGGTGAGTGGCGCGTCGTCGGCAACGACCTCCTGTGCAAGCTTCCCAGCGGTCGGCTTTTGTCTTTTCCGCGCCCACGCATAGAAGACGGCCGGCTGCTCTATCAGGGGCACAACAACAAGACCCACCAGTGGGGCGAGATCAACGCCTACGGCGGCTCCCTGGTTCAGTCGATCACTCAAGCAATCGCCCGAGACCTCCTGGCCGAAGCCGTTGTGCGCGTTGAGGCTGCGGGCTATCCCGTGGTGCTCACCGTACACGATGAGATTGTCGCGGACGTGCCGAAAGAGCACGGCAGCTTGGAGGAGTTTGAGGCGCTGATGTGTGAGGTCCCCGAGTGGGCCAAGGGCCTACCCGTCAGTGCCGAGGGCTTTGAGGCGGAGCGCTATCGCAAATGAGGGAGTCCGCTATCGAGAAGAACGTCACCGACTTCGCAAAGCGCAAAGGCTGGCTGAGCTTTAAGTGGGTCTCGACCAGCCAGCGGGGAGTCCCTGATCGCCTCTTCTTCAAAGGCGGCGAGGTGAAGATGGTTGAGTTCAAGGCGCCGGGTAAGCACCCGACGCTTTACCAGCAGGCCATCCATCAACGGCTTCTCGACGCGGGCTTTGAGGTCGCGGTGGTTGATGACGTCGAGAAGGGGAGGGCGCTGTTTTGCTAGCTCGCAGCGACCTTCATGAGTACCAAAAAAGGGCCGTGGACTGGGTCATCAACCACCCCCGGTGCGCGCTGTGGGTGGACATGGGGCTCGGGAAGACAGTCACCACACTTACCGCCCTTGGCGACCTTTTCGGAGAGGGGAAGATTAGGCAGGTGCTCATAGTCGCCCCCCTGCGCGTGGCCCTAAACACCTGGCCCGCCGAGCCTCTTGGCTGGGCGCACCTTAAAGGCATGACCATGACCGTCGCCGCCGGCCTTACGCCGAAGCAGCGTATCGAGGCTGTCGAGAAGCACGCCCCGATCACCGTAATCAATAGAGAGATGATCCCATGGCTAGTGGAGCATTTTGGACAGCAGTGGCCCTACGACGTCGTCGTGATCGACGAGTCTTCCAGCTTCAAGAGCCACGCCAGCAAGCGCTGGAAGGCGCTCCGCAAAGTGCTCGGGAAGATCGACCGAATGATTCAGCTCACCGGAACTCCCGCGCCAAACAGCCTGATTGATCTCTGGCCTCAGGTGTACCTGCTCGATCAGGGAGAGCGCCTCGGGAAAACCCGAGGAATCTTTCTGCAGAAATTCTGTGAACAAGTCGGGAACCCGAACTGGAACCAGTGGCGAGTGAAGCCGGCACGCGCGCCTGCGATCCACAAAGCGGTCTCCGATCTGGCGCTGCGCCTTGACGCCGGCGAGTTTCTTACGCTCCCTGAGCGCATCGACGTGATCGAGAAGATCGACATGCCGAAGAAGGCCATGGACCTCTACAAGGCCATGGAGCGGGAGTTCATCGTAAAGGTGGAAAAGGGGGAGATCACTGCAGCCAACGCGGCGGTGCAGGTGGGCAAGCTTTTGCAGATTTGCAACGGCGCCATTTACGACGAGAACGGCGACTGGCACGAGGTTCACAGCGCAAAGCTTGATCGCCTAAAGGAAATTGTTGATGAAGCGCAGGAACCCATCTTGGTTGCCTACTCTTATCGTTGTGATTTGCAACTTATTGTTGATCGAATTGGCGGAAAGATACTGGACAAAAATACAGCTACGGTAGATTCTTGGAACAAAGGGGAGATTCCGCTGCTCTTGGCGCATCCAGCGTCAGCGGGTCACGGGCTTAACTTACAGAAGGGAGGATCACTGGCCGTTTGGTACGGCCCCACCTACAGCCTTGAGCTGTATCAGCAATTTAACGCACGACTCCATCGACAAGGTCAGGAAAGGCCCGTCAGGATCATTCACCTAGTGAGCCAGGCGCCGGCGGAGACTGCAGTTTTGAATGCCCTCAGGGAGAAGAGGGTCGGGCAAGACGCGCTGCTGAATTTTCTTAAATCCTTAAGGAAGGAGCGCTAGCAATGGGCGTAAAGAACTCTGTTCCATTAAAATCAACTATGTGGTACAAATTGCACCCTTTAGTTGACAATTCGCAGATCGGAAAATGTCTAGTTTCAGAGACAGATTTGAAGACGCTTGTCGCCGCACAGACATCGTCCCCGAGAAAAACAAGGGTCAGCAGATGTTCCTGGCCTCACAGCTCGGGGTCAGCCAGGAGGCTGTTCGCAAGTGGTTCGCCGGCCTGTCGACCCCGCGCTCTGCGGTCATGCGCAAGCTCGCGGACGTCCTGGGTGTCGATTACTTCTGGCTTGCCTTGGGTGAAGACCCTGCGCGAGGAAGGAGGCGTCGAGCAATGAGCGAGAAAGAAGACGCCGCCGTCTACGCCCTTACCGGGTTCTTGATCACCAAGGGTTTCAAGGTTGCGTTCCCTGACCTTGAGCTTGGGTATGACATCAACGCCGTTGGCCACAACGAAATGATGCAGCTGGTCATCGGGGTCGCCGAGGCAGAAGACAAGGCATACTCCTTCAAAGCTTCACTGGCTAAGAGCCGATCACTGACACCGATCATCGCCGTGCCGTTTGCTGAAGGCTTTGGCTACCACTTCCTCACCGTTCCAGAGCGTGTCATGCGCGCTGCAGACAACGACGGTGCCCGCATCACCATGCGCGTTGAGTGCAAAGGTGATGATTTCCTTGTGGACGACGTCCCCCTGATTCCGTTCTTAAGCTAGGAGGCACACCGTGGAGCGACCTTTCTACACCGTGGAGGAACTGAGCGAAATCCTTGAGATGCGGTCGAAGAGCATCCTCAACGCGATCAGTGCTGAGCGTTTCCCCATCCCCACCTACAAGGTGGGGCGTCATCGCGTGGCAGACCGTGAAGTTGTGAGGCAGTGGTTTGAAAACCAGCGCGCTGAAGGCTTGTCCAAAATTACAACTAATGCGTGAGGAAACAACAACTATGCCTGATATGGTCAACAAGCCCCCGCACTACAACGCGGGGGGCATCGAGTGCATCAAGTACCTTGAGGACAATCTTGGCCAGGAGGGCTTTGCTTACTACTGCGAGGGCAACGTGAAGAAGTACCTCCACCGCTGGCGCTACAAAGGGCAGAGCCCCGAGGCCAAGGTGGAGGACCTGCGTAAGGCGGCGTGGTACTTAGGCAAGCTCATAGAGACTCAAGTATTTTCTCAGCGCTGAGGTGCGTGTAGCGCCTCAGCATGTTCACGTCACGGTGGCCGCTAAACACGGCCACCGCCATCATGTCTAAGCCCCGCTCAAACAGCCGTGACACGCCCTCGTGGCGCAGATCGTGCCAGCGGATGTCCTCAACGCCCGCGCGCTCAGCTGCCATAGCGAACGCCTTGTAGACCATACGCGCGTCGTAGGGAAAGATTTTGGGCCCTTGGCGGGGCTGTCTTTGGATGATCTCCTGAGCTTCCCTGACCAGAGGGACGCGCTGGTCGCGCTTCTGACGGGGGTGCTTCCGCTGGCGGATGATGATCGAGCGGCCATCTTCTGACAGGTCCTCCCACAGCAGCCCAAACTGCTCCCCCTGGCGCATTGAGGTGTTGACCGCAAAGCTCACAAGGTCAGCCATCAGCGGCTCATAGCGGCCTTTGGTGTGCTCCACAATCTGCCTGATCTCATCGTCGCTGACTCGGCGGTCACGCTCCATGGACTGAGAGATCACGCCCAGGGAGCGCAGCTGCCGCATGGCGTTCTCGTACTCGCTCATCTTGGGCCTTACGCGCCAGAGAGCCTTGGCGGTTCTGAGCACCACTCCTGCGTAGACCATGTCGGTTTGAGCCGTTGCGGGGGAGACCTTGCGGCCGATAGCGAACTGGCTCCACACCTCAGCGGTGAGGTCCTCTAGGCGATGGTGACCAATCGCGCGGCTGATGATGCCAAGGGTGGATCGCTTCGATGCGCTCATAGGCTTCACCGGGTCAACGCGCTCGATGTACATGTCGATCAGCTCGCTGAGGGTCATGCGGCCACCTTCCCAAGTGTCACCGGAAATGGCAGCCTCGGTTTCAGAGATCCAGCGCTGGGCAAGGGACTTCTTGGTGAAGGTCTTGCTCAATGCAGGCGTACCCTTCTTGCGCACTAGCGCGCGGTACGTTTCGCCTCGCTTTTGAATAGTTCCCATGACTCTCCCTGGTGCAGTTCTGGTACAGGCACAAAGAGAGTGTGGGTGGACTTGCGGGAAGAATCAAGGCTTTAGGTGCAGTTTGGTACACAAATAAATGGAACAGAATGGTTCAAAAACAATGAGTTACCAGAATTGCATCACATGTCTAGCCTAAATTATTGTGCGGTAAATCAATAACTTAGGAGTAATTGGTACGCATTTGGTACACCAAAAGCGGACCTCCAGCGGCCACTGCACCCTCGTTGGTACAGTGGCCGCACTCTTTTTAGCTAGCGGTCACGCGAGTTCCAGAGGTCAAACAACACCCTAATTTTTTCTTTGACCGTCTCAAGGTCGGCGTGCATCTTGGCGAGCACAATCACCAGCGTGATGAACCCCAGGAAGATTGGCCACAGCGCAGAGATGGTGCTCATCGGGTCCAAAGGCTTGTCCCTAGTTTGCAACGTCAAGAAGCAGCGGCGGCCGCGGCTTCCCTTCTAGATATTCGCTGACGGTGTCCACCCACTGCTGGTCGGCCAGCTCAAAGCCGTGGCCCATTTGCAGTGCGCCAACTTTCTGCTGCCTGTTCAAGGGGTCGCCGGCTTTGTTCTTTGCATCGGCCAGGGCCCCCATCTGTTTCGGGAACATGATCTCAGGAGGCACAGAGCGAGCGAAGCCGCCCATATACTCCCCTGGGATACCGTGGCTGTAAGTTGCGTGGCGAGCGTCATCTGACAGAGAAGCCCCAGGCTGCCCAGCGAAAACACTAAAGCCCGAATCTCCGTGACGCACATTCCGCAACGAAGGCTCGGTGATCTCCCGCACCACGTCCTGATAAACGGGGAAGCCCTGGTTCTGCCACTCAGCCTTGCTCAGCTCAAACGCAATCTTCTGCCGGAGTTTGCTTGACGGGCGCTTGCCTACCGCCACTTCACCGCGCACCTGGCCAATGGCTTTTGGACTGTCTACGCCGGCCCACTCAGGGAACTCCTTGCGGATGCGTCTATCAAAAGACTCCCTAGCCTTCTTGGGGATTTGCAGCGCAGGAATTTGGCGCAACATGATTTCTGAGGTCATGGTGTTGAAGTCCATGGCCACGTCGGTCATCGCCGTGTACACAGCCGCGGGGTCCGCGCCAGTAGCTTCAGCAGCTTTGGTGATGTGGTTCTGCTTCGCTTGGGCCGCATCTTTCATTGAAGCCCAAGCGACTCCACGATCACGATTGACCGCGGGGTACAAAGGGCCACCCTCAAGCAGCACAGGCTGATCTAGCGGCACACCTTCAACGGCTGACACGCTACCGCCCGCGGCAGAGCGATCACCCATCACGGGCACAAGCACTGAGCCTTGTAGGTCTTCCGGCTTGATTGTGTTCACCGGCACCGGGTCACGCTGCACTTGGCTCGGCAGCTCCATCCGCATGCGCTCCCGGCGGCCAAAGGCGCCGCGGTCGCTACGCGCTTGGGCCAGGTACTTCTCGACTTGATTGCGCTCGCGCTGACTCAGCGCGTTAGGGTCGCGGAGGTAAGTGTCGAGGTACTGGCGCAGCTTGGGCGACAGCGACATCGTTTCTATAGCTTCGCTC